GCTACCCATATAGTTGTTGCTGGTATAAACTGTTCCATAAATGGAATCCAAAAACTTTGAAATTGTTTTTTATAATTTTTTAAATCATAAAGGCTTAAATAAGTTAGTGTTGACACTGTTGTTGCTGAAACAATTGATGATGAACAAACAGTAGTTGAAGTTATTACTAAACCAGTACAAGCAAATACTGTACTTGGAGGTACGGTTGAACAAACATCAATTGATGTGTTAGCACTAACAATAATTGGTGTTATAACATTACTGTTACAGTCTGTATAATCTAAAGAACAATCCCCACCTGTATTAGTAATATTGTATGACATACAATTTGTTTGGTAACAAATACTTGTATTGGCGGATAAAGTATGTCCGCTAGGACAAGCTAATGTAGTACCACTAATAGGACAATCAGCACACATATCAAATGTTAACCAAAGTTCTTTAGAGTTTAAAACTAAATTACTATGTTTTTCGTATACACTTGATTGTTTAAAATAATCCGTATATCTCCAAGGTATATCAGCATCTAAACTAGGAGCAAAGGTTCTATTAATAGTACCCTCACCGTTTAACATACCAAAACTACCGTCATTCCTTTCAATATTGTCATAATCTGAAATACCTACACTTGGTATTCCTGGGTTATAGGCCCAAGATTTTTTATTATCAATTACACGAGTTAAATTAAAACCCGGACAATGAATATCATTTACAACTAAAGAAGATTCTTGTTTAGCGCAATTAACTCTAATGTCATCAACAAAAATATCGTAATTACAACAACAAGCTAGTCCTTGGTATATTTCTAATTTAACACCAAAATTTAATGTCAAACCTGAACTTGGTAGTGTTGCTTTAACCTCAACCCATCTATCAAAATAATCTGTACTAGAGTTATAAACTTTAACTTGTGTTAATAGACTGTTTAATGTAGGGTCTGTTAACGAAACTTTAGCTAATATAGGGTTTGTTATATTATAACAACATGGTTTTGTGTCAGCCGCCTGTGTAATAACAAAAGTAGTTAAATCAATAGTGCCAGCAGGTGTTTCTGTACCAACTTGTCTTGCGTTTGAAGAACTTGGATTTGGTAATGTTACATTACCATTTAAAACAGGTATTACAGCCCCAGTGTTTGGGGTCAATGTTATATCACAAAATACACCGTCAATAGTTATACTATCATCACTTGGTGGATCAGGGATTGGTTGACATGGGTTTTCTGGTTTACCAAAATACACCCACATAGATATCTCCAAATCATTTTCACAAGGTGGTACATCCATTGTTGTATCATTAAGTGAAAACGTTACAGGTAAACAATCATCTTTCGGTACTGAATAACAATATGGTGATTGCCAAACCCAAGGTAAGTTATTATCTTTAATTAATCTATTACAACAAGCCTCACTTATTGGCGTACCATTTTTTGTAACGATTTGAATTGTATTATTAAATAAATCTAATGTATTAATAATTTGTACTTCAGTTATATCTATAACACATTGGTCAACAATTGGTTTACACATACAATTACCATTACTAGAAGTAGATGGTGTTTGTGTAATTACAAAAGTATTTAAATTAATTGTTCCAACTGGCGTTTCTGTACCAACTCGTCTTAATGTAGGTAATGGTGTTGCTTGTGTACCAACTATTCCGACTCCACTAACTGCCGTACCAACTGTTGTAGTTGTAGTAGTACTTGTATTTGTATTTGTAAGCCCAATAGTATCCCAATAACCACCGTATTGATCACAAATACCTTTATTAACTAATGATGGATTACCTGTCGATAGACCAAAGTTTACATAAAAACCACCTGTTAAATTTAAAGCGTTAGATAAAATTAATCTAGCCTCAGTTAAATCACTAATACCATTACTATTAGTGTCACCACTATTATTAATGTTTGCTAAAATAAAATTAGTTTGTTGAGTTGTTAAATCTAAAGAAGGTCCAATAGTGGAAAAATTATTTGTAAAAAAGGTATAACCTTCTGTTGTAGATATAAGACTTAAAAAATCATTTAAATTTGAAATACAACTAGGTTCTGATACTTCTTGTGATGGTTTATCACAAAAACAAATACCATTTTTAAAAGTACCGTTAGCGGTGGCACAACATCTTTCATCTAAAGGTTCACCGTTTGATGTAGTGGCATAAAATGTTTGTCCGCTATTAGTTACTAAATCTACAATTTGTTGCCATAAAATAGGTGATGTTAATTGTAAACTTTGTCCGTTATGGGCTGATATGTATGTATCGTTCCACCAATCAAAATTTGTACAATCAATACATGTTGCTGCCTGACATAATCTAATTGTTGTGGATGCTGATATAACTGTTGTTGTATTTATAGTACCTAAAAAAGTGGGGCCTATAACAGTATTTGTAAGATTTATATTAGATGATGTTGTATTTGGCACTGTGTTGTATGAACAACAACAATTTACGGTCGCGTTAGAATCATAATTTAAAGCTAAAGGGTCCATACACCCAGTTATTTGTGCTTCGTAGATACAACATATTGAGCAGCTATCATTTGCTAAAGGATCATAATTTAAAGCTAAAGGATCCATACACCCAGTTATTGTAAAACTTGGTCCGCTATTTACTAATACTTTTACTGCCATTTAGTTATAATTATTTTTTAATTTGTTTTTTAAACTATTTTTTATATTTTTTCTAAATTTATTCGTAAATGCTCCAAGTCGGTGTACAACTAGGGAATGCTGGAGGACTAGAACCTATGGTACAAAAGCTAATTGGTGTTCCACCAACATTTTGATAAAGGGTAAAACCATATTCAAAGAAAGGACTTGTTAAAAAAGTTGTTAGATTTGAGTCTGTATATACTTTTGTAGTGGTCGCCGGTGTAAACCCATAAGGTACATATACCGTAGTAAGACCTATAGCAAGTAATGCTGATGAATATACCCCACAAACCCCTGGTGCTATCGGAATACATGGGCTAGTTCCAACTTTTACCGTAAAAGATGAATATAATGGTTCCAGTGTTAACACACATTTATTTGTTAATGTGTTCCAATTTATTGCAGTATTATTTACTTCAGCTTTATAACTTGTACAACAAGCTTGTGATATTGAAGTTCCATTAAATAAAACTTCGTTTGAAGTTATTGTGTAACCCCCAGAACTAACTGGTGCACATTGGTAACATTTTTGTAAATCAAGTGATGCTGGTCCTATTCCATACCAACCATTTTTTGCCAAACAACAAGTTTCATCTAAACTAACACCGTTAGGTTTAACAATAACTCCACTTACAATATTAGTCACAACAGGACATTTTAAACATTTACCTGTTAATGTATTATAAGTAAATCCGTAATCAGTACAACATTGTTGTGTTAAATCTGCCCCAGATGGGTATTCTAAAACATAAGAATCTGTGTTTGATATACTAATTGAAGGTGGACATGCTGAACAATAGTTGTTATTACCTGTTAAATTAGCGAAACTTAAACCAACACTATCTACTAAGTTACCATTTGCTCCTGTTGTTGAATTAATAGTAACCACTGAACCATCTGTATAGTTAGCCGTACAACATTCTTTTGATAATAAATTACCTGCTGGTGTTACATACACATGACTTGGATTGACTGTAGTACTAGCACATGGATTTATATTTGGTGTTACACAATAATAAGTATTAGATGTAGGTTCTAAAATCCATTCACCACCCCTTAATCTACAACAAGCATTATTATTGATTGGTTTATCAACATTATCTAATAATAAACAACCGTATGTATTAAAGAATCCGGATAATATATTACTTAAAAATATTGATGGTGATGCCCTAATTAATGATGTCGTAACGTATCCTAAACTTATAGCTAAATCTAATATTTGTTGGTCTGTTAATAACGCTATATATTCGTCAGCACTACACACTTTTGTTATGTAAGATTCTGGTGGACACCAATAACAAACAAAACTATCACTTAATGGTAGTTGTCGTTGTTGAGCCATAAATAAAGTGTTTGCGGGTATTATTTGTGCCGTCATAACAGGACCTCTTGGTGTTGTAACACCAGTACTAGTATCTTTAATACAACTTGCATCAAAACATTTTCTTCCGTCCCAACTTACATTAAAACCTAAAGTAGTCTTATTACAACAAGATTCTGGTACTGTAACACCGGCTGATATTACAACACAAGGCCCTAAGGGGTTTAGATCTGATGATATCATACATTCTAATGCTGTTGGGCAAACTACAGTACTAGCATTTGTACTTGGTAACCAGTAATTTTGACAACATTTCTCATCTTGTAAAGGTGTTTTTGGTACTGTATTTATATAAACAACTCCATCATCACCATAACTTAATTCATAATTACAAACATCACAAGTTTCTTTAGTACCAGTACTAAAACTAATTTTCATTGAATATGTATCACCACTTGGTCTTCCGTAACTTGGTGCGTTATTACCTCCAACATAAGTTAAACCGGCTGAATTAACTATAGCGTTTTCAACCATACTATTAGTATTTAAGGCGTCAGCATAACCTGTACCGTAATATGGTACTGGTAACCCATTTTGGTCGAAGATAAAAGTACCTTCATTATAGTTATTAAAATAATTTGTATTAACAGTTACATTAGTTGTACCTGTTAATAAATCGTTAAAATTAGGTACAAAGCATTCAAATTGGTCAAAATAACTTACACCAAAATCGTAAGGACCAAAATGTGGGTTATTACCCAATGTCGAATCACTTCCACCGTTATACCAAAATCCATTTATTTGAAAGTAATTATCGTTAGTTTCTTGTGGTATTCTTGGGAATCCGTAGTCATCCATAGGTAAGTCACTTAGATTTAATAAATCGGAATCACCATAAATTTTACTTAATTCTTCCCAAACTTTAATAGGGTTTAATCTATTGTCTGCCAAATAAATGTATTCATCTAATGAAATCATACATTCTGAAATGTTAAATAATTTAAAGAAAAATTCTATAACTTTTCTAGTTCCTTTAGATTTATATAACCACCATGCATTTATAACCAACCTTCTCCATAATTCAACATCTAATTCTTTTGCTGATAAACTTCTTGAGTACCCACTAAAATGTGTATCAAAAGATGGCTGTATTTGTTGTTGTAAATTAAAATTATCTGTTGTTACTGTTAATAAAACATCAAAACCTAAATTTTTAGCAATAATTTTTATTAACTCATCAGATGTATTATCAAGTTTATTGTAAGTTACAACGTTTGCAAAAGAAATACCGTCAATATATTTTTTTACTTCATCAAATTCTCTACCATAAATTCTTAATAGTTTATTAACTTTTCTACCATAAATCTCAGTTCCATCACCATTTGTATCAAATTCATGTATTGATTCAGAAACAAATTTTCTAGCAACTAAATCAGTTTTATAAGAATCAAAAAGTGATGCCATCGCCAACATGTTTTCAACATATAAAGCGTAATCACGAGTGTTTATATCTAAATTATAACCATCACTTATTGGCCATGTTAAAGATTTGTTTATATAAGTAATAAAACCATCAGCTTCTTGTGGTACAGTGAATGAAGATGTATATATTGGTGTTGTTAATCTATTTAGAATTATTTTTTCAAAATCACTAGCATAATTAAAAAATAATTCAACCTCTTCTTTATTTGGTTTTATATGATACGTTAACTGACCAAATGTTGATGCTGTTAAACTAGGGAATGGATTACCTTTTGTTGTTATAGTTAAGTAAGGATTGTTTGTTGTTGACCCAGTATAACCAATAACATTAAACTCTTTTACACCATTCCATACTACATATTTTTTATAATCTCTCGATAAATTGAAAATGTCGTCTGGTAATAGTTTTGAAAAATTATTATTTTCGTCAATAACTAATTCAAACGGATTACTAATAATATTTTTAGATATTAAAAATGAAGAAGTATCTATACCACTATTATAAGAAAAAGATAATACGGTATTAACAGGCATATTAGATTTAGATGTGGGGTTTAGATATAAAGAACCTTTCCACTTAGAAATAACTTGTTCTATAGATACCCTAGCGTATTCATAAAAACTACCAAAATAAACATATCTACTTATGTTGTTAATATCAAAATTTAATCTAACAAAAATATCGTTAGATAGTAATATTTGAGATGTTTGTTGATTTAAATTTAGGTTGTCTAAAGAATAATAATCCGACCATTGTCCACCTAATTCAAAATTTTTATTTAACTTACTATTTAAGTTAGTTGTTATTTGAAAATTACCAAAAGTAAAAAGTGAAGCACCGTCAGTAAACTGAAGACCAACTAAGTTAGGGGAAAAATCACCTTCTCTTCTTTTATACGCGTCTGTTAATGACCTAGGTGTTACTTTAACTGTTGGCATTATATTGTAGGAATATTAGTTATTGTATTGAAGTCTTTTGAAAAATCAATATTATTAATTAATTGACGAACTTCGTGTAATGGTTCACCAGTAAATTGGTCTTGTATTTCATATAAGTTATACTGTTTATATATACGATTTTGAAAATCGTATATAGTGTATTTACCATCAACAATAGATTTAATTTGATTGCCAAACATACCATAGGCTAAAGTTTCTATATCATATTCTACCATATCAATTTCTAATTGAATTGGATTAAAAAACGTATTTGTTACGGTTATTTCTTGGTTAACAGACCCAATATCTGGAAACTGATTTGGTCTAACATTTGGTGCTGAACTTGGTGTTAGCGTACAAAAAACTAAATTTGAGTTGTTGTTGAATGTATATCTAACAGCTTTTTGTGTTGTGTTAGAAAGATTTGCGTTAACAGGTTCGGCTCTATTAGCTGAAGTTATAATTCTAAAAAAATTAGGTATTCTAGCTCCTGTATTAATATCAAAATATTCAATACGATAACCAATTAAACTAGAAGCGTCTTGTATTCCTAAAGCATTTAGGTCTAATACAATACCTTTAACATCGGGAAGAGCTGATAAAACACCACAATCAGTTATTTTACCTCTAAGTTCTATAGGTTTTATAATTACGGTATAAATACCTTTTGCCGAAAAATTAGCCACAGGTAATTGTAAGTTATATAAACCATCAAAAAATGGTATACCATTTGTATTAGGTACTGGATGATTAAATCTAGTTATTACTTGATTTGGTGTTAATTGTTGTAAAGGTATTGTTGGTAGTATGTCCCTATTTGGTGAATATGTATACCAAATTTCCATATCATTTGGTCCCGCTGTAGCTGGTCTAACCAGTCCGTAATTTCCTGTTGCCATAATTATATATTTTCTGTAATATTGTAATATCCGTTTCTGTAATTAATCAACCCTTCAAGTGTTTTAATTTCTGATAGTCTAGATTGTCTTTCAAAAACCGCCACACCCATTCTTTCTATAAATACCTCGTCACTAACTTTTGGTGGAAATACCATACCCATTTTAGCCTCTTCTTTTATGACAGGGTGTTTAATAGTATCTATTTGGTTTAGGCCAGATAAATTTGTGTTAAAAGTTGTTAAATATGATTTACTAAAAAATGTTTGATATGATACATCACCTATTGTGTAGGATAGTTTTGGTACTATTCCGTTGGTATCAAAGGCTGTGACCCCATTAACACCTACTTGGTATGGGTTTACTCTGTTATATGTTTTTACAACGTCTAATTTGTTTGAAGTATATCCTGTTATCATATTAAACTGCTATTGATGATGTTATTGTACAGCCATTACCATCTACAACAGTAACTTTTAATGAAGTATAAAGTGCTTCCGTTGTACAGAAAGCATCAGATGTTATTCCAGAACCCCAACTAACCGGACCACCAATTATAGGTATCATATCCCATGTTACAGTATAAGGTGCGACACCACCATCAACATTTATAATACCTTGTCTTGAATTAGCTAAAGTACATCCAGCACTTGCAATACCTGGTATTATTGTACTAATATTAGGTGTACCTACAAAACTTAATGGCATTGGTGGTTGTGTTAATGTTATTATTGTTGTTGCCGAACAAGATACTCCATAAACGTCTGGTGAATCTACCACTGTTATAGTATGTGTTCCCGCACTCATAGTTATTAATTTTGTTGTTACAATACCAGGTAGTGGTGTTGGTAAATTAAGTACGCCATCTAAATAATATGTAATTGTTGGTGGTGTTAAAGTTGGGTAAGCAGTATATGTTGTTGTATCTGTTGTATAAGTACTTGTGAACGTAACTCCAGTTGTATTACCATAACAAGGTATATTAAACCCATTTAATGACGATATACTACTATTTGTTAAATTAAGTCTAGGTTTTTGTTGTATAAGTTGATTAACTGTTGGTCCGTTACATAAATTACTATCTTTTATTTTAATTGTATATGTACCAACTCCTAGGCCTGACCAAATAAAAGGTCCATTTCCATTTTGTGATGGGCTTATTAATGACGAACCTAAATACAATTGAGTGTTATATGGTGGTGTACCACCAGCAGGATTTACAGTGATTGAACCATTTGTAGAACCATAACATGTAACATTTGTATGTGGATAACTATATGTAACAGGTGTACTAGCTGACACGATTATTGGTGGTAATGTTGTTGTGTTACCAACACTGTCTAAAATTTGTAATGTATAACAAGGTGTGGTACTAATAGGACAAGGTAATAAATTGTTAAACGTTGCACTACCTGTACTACCTGTTATTGTAATAGATGTTGGCCCTGTTAATATAAATTTATATCCATCAGGTGTTGGTATGCCTCCCGATACATTAGCAGAAATTACTCCTGTGTTACCACCACTACAATCAACATTAATTATTGAAGTAACACTACCAGATATTGGTGTTGGTTCTGTTATAGTGAACATTGATGAGACAACGGAACCGGTACCATCAGTTATTTGTACTGTGTATACTCCAGCACATAATGAAGTTATTCCAGAAGTGGTACCATAACTATTTGATGTGGTACCTGAGTACCATAAATAAGAATAAGGTGGTAACCCACCTTGTACCACAACACTTGCCTCACCATCACAACCACCAGGTGATGTTGCGTTTGTTTGTGAATTATCTGAAACTAAATTAAAACTTAATCCTTGTGGTTGTTGTAAAAATATAGATTTGTATGTTATATCACAATTAGCATCTGAAACTTTTAATGTATAATTACCTGAGGCTAAATTGTTATACCCAGCATTTAAATTTGTCGATGTGAAACCATTAGGCCCTGTCCATTCTACTGTTTGTGGTGATAGACAACCTGTTACTGTTGCCGATAAACTTCCGTTATTAGCACCAAAATATGTTATAGGTGTTGTCGAGAACGTTACTGTACAATTGTTTATAACTAAACAAGGTTTTTGTGCTAACCCATCATTACTTAAGTTCCATACACCAGATAGGTCTACAATTTCATAAACAGGGTTTTCAGTATCAGTATATATACCTATATCTTCAAAATTTTGTTTTAAGAAAAAAGGAAAATATAACGTACTGGCAGTGATAACAAGGTTATCTGTTCTACCAATTTGTTCATAACCAACCGTTCTTTTATATATTTCCACTTTAAACCATTATAAATTCTGACATTGTTATTACATCAATACCGTTAGCACCAAAAGGTACATTTGGTTTAAAATTAAACCCACCATTATTTAATTTAGGGTTAATTATTTCTATAGCACTAGTTCTCCAATCTCTATTAAGTGGGTCTTTATAATCACTAATAGTTATTGGTATTGAGGGTGGTGACAACGGTAGATTAATAAACCTTTGTACTTTACCTGTTTTAGCGTTAAAAAAACTAGCCGTCATATAAACAATTCTATTATTATTATTTTTAATAAAGTATTCATCATTTCTTAACCAATACAACCTATTGAGTTGTAGTATTGGTTGTGCAGTACCATTAACGTTCAAATCCTCAGTAAAAATTAGATTACTGGTATCACCACTATTACTGTCATAAAAATATAGTCTAAAAAAACTTTTTTTAAACACATTTTTATTTTTAATTATATCTAAATCTGTAATATCAGCCGAATTATATGAAATATTATAAGTTGAAGCGGTTAAATCCCAAAACCTAAATTGTATCATAAGTCCTTTACCTGAATTAGCTAAATTATTAGAGTAGGTATATCTAGTAGTTTCAGCATCAAATATTGGGTTGATGGCTTTCTGTCTTTCAGCAAGTACAATATCTTGGACATCTTCACCATAATCAACAGGTAAAAATTCCATATCAATAGGTATGGATATAGCCTTAGACAAACCAACTTGGGTACTTCCGCTTACTCTTTCAAAATTATTTCTTATTTGATACTTTATTAACATTCTTGTGTTAGGTTTATTGCCGATCTTATTCCACTCTGATTTATTACAGAAGCTGGGTTAGGTATTTGTGTTCTAACATATAAATTATTACTGAAATAAAAATAATGTGCCCCATTAAGGAATGGGTAATCAACACCATTTTTACCTTCTTCAAAATAACCAATAGTTAATAAATCTTTCCAAGCTATCGAACCATCTGCGTATGTAACATAATTTTCTGGTATGTCTATAATAATTTCATTTGGTCCTGCCGTCTCTATAACACTGGAATATTTTCTAATGTCTAATCTTTTAAAAGGTTTATAGTAGTACCCATTACCATTTGGATCTGTACTAACACCAAATCTGTGTATTATATCAGAAACAGTTTTTTCTTGTAGTTCTTTAGAATTAAATTCTACAAAATCACCAATGTATCTACTACCAAGTGTGGCTTGTATGTCACCGTTAACATCTATAGTTTCTGTTCTACCAGAACTTTTTTCTATACTACCAATACCTGTTGGATTATTTAATGAAATATACTCCAATCCGTTTGAGGTGTCGGTGGTTGTGCGGTTAAAATCCCAATCAGCATTAACATGTGTCCAGTCATATGGGTTTTTACCGGCTCTTTTTGTTGTTGTATAATAAACTTGTGATAATGTTGCCCCTCTATTATCACGAAGTCTTTCAATATTAATATCTTGGTTGAACTGAAATAACCATGTGCCATTTGCTGTACCTAATCTAACATCGGATACATCACTATATGTGTTAGTACTAAAAGCACAAGGATATGTTTCATAGATATTTGACGATATAACCTCAAAATTTCTTATATAATATTCTGAAGGTGTTGCATCTAACCTTCTCCATTTTGGAAATGGTGTTGGGTAGGTAAAATTTGTACCTTTTGTTGTTGATAGTGCGGTTTTAATAATAAATTTTGTTGATCCGGAACTACCTATAACATTATACACCCTCCACACACCGTTTAATAAATTGGAGTTATCTGTCCTAATATCAACAAAATCGTTAGTTAATAAATTATGTGGTGATGTTGTGGTTATGGTTGTGTAAATGGTTTCACCAAAAGAAAAAGAACCGACAGTACTACCACTTATATCGGTAGATGTGGCTAAAAAAAATGTTGCTGAGTTATTAAAATTTATATCATCAAACGATGCGTCTACCATTCTAACAAAATTACCAAAACCAAAAGGTGTTGTTGAACTAGCATCTATTATAGTATCTAGTGTTAAATCTTTTTTAATGTTGTCATCATCAATACCTGCGTTTCTTACTTTATGTATACCTTGTAAAGAGTTATAATTTATACTACTATAAAGATATATGTAGTCACCTTCATTAAGGTTATGTGTTTGTACACCAGTTAAAGTTAAATAATCATTATTATTTATCGTTGTTGTATTTAAAGTTTCATATTGTAAACCACGATAAGCGTTAGAAGATATTGTTCCACTAGGTGTTCTAGCATTTATTAAATAATTAGAGTCTGAATTATATGGGTATGTAATTTGCATAACCCAATTATTTGGTGCTACCGGTGGGTTACCATAAAATAAAGGATCCCAATTTGTACTTGTAGCTCCTGAAGATAAAGAATTTGTTGTATAAATATTTAATTTACCACTGAATCTATATTTTTTAGATTTATTTCTTTCATCATCAAAAACTTGTTGTAAATTAATAATGTCAATAATATCATACTCGGTTAAAGGTTTTGTTTTTTCCTCTAACTGTATTCTTATATTAGTGTCAGCATTTTCAGCAATTTTATACCTACTACTACCAATTAAATTTGTGATACTATCTGTTATCATTAAGATTTAACCCTTATTTTAATATCTGTTTGTGGATATTTTATTTCAAACATAGTATCAAACTCTCCAAATAAAGTGTAATCAGCACTTAAATCTATTTGTTTAGTTATTTGATCTACATAAGGTTGTGATGTCGCATTAGAAGAATAATTACCACCGACTTTATTATATACTTTTATGTCAACCACATTAAGAACACCACCAACGTTGTTTATGGACTCTACTAATTGAGCTAAATAAATATTTTGACCCATTTGCCATTTATTAATATCAAAATAAGATTTTATAGTGTTAATCGTATTATTCACAATCTCACCTTGATTGTATGCTTTATCAGTGTATAAATCGATATCAAAAGATATATTAATTATTCTACCGTCTCTAACTAAAACATAATCATTAATCATCCTATAATCAGCTAACCAAGTAGCCATATTTTCTTTTAAAGTATTAGTTGAAGAGTTACTTAACTGTCCTTTGGAATCTAAACCTAAAATACTGAATTCAACCTTATTTGACCTTTCGGCTATTTGCATTCTATATGGAACACCATATTTACCTGGCATTTTAAATACTTGAGCTAAATAATCTTTTAAAGTTACCGCCCTATTTTGTGAAGCAAAGTTATATTTTGTCATCCATCGTATTTCATCAATTGACGGTTCATCAGCCCCACCAAATGAAGGTATTGGGTTATTAACTTTTAATGAATTTTTTACAAATTGGTTATTTGCTACTACTGGACCATTGACGATTGTTTCTACAATACCAACACTTTTTATAACATTACTACCAATATTTGCTGTTGATCCACCACCAACTCTATAATTTATGTATAAAGTAGTGTTTGGTTTAACAACCTCACCTAATGCTGTAGTATTAAAAAAATTAGATATTTGTAATACATATTGGTTATTTGTATACTGTTGTAATTGTTGTGTATCGGAAAAACCAGAACCAAAAGTTAACTTACAAAACCCAGTATCAGTATATTCTTTTACAAATTTTCTACTTATGTTAATCCATTTACCCGGTTTAATACCACTATTATCAGTACTTCTTGATGAATCTTCGACAAAAATTTTATCTTCAGCTAATGAATCAACTTCCCACCATCTTAAGTTATTATCCATAAATTCTGAGGATGTTGGGTTATCTATAAAAGTAGTACCATTTTTTGTTATAATTTGATCTATTGAAACTACGTTATTATCTGGTAATATAATTTCTAAAAAAGGTATTGAATCATTTGTACCAATTACTTTTTTATATACTTTACTAATACCGTTACTCACAATTTCTCTTTTAACTAATGTATAGTTAATGATTTTATTATTAGCGTCAATAACAGGTATTATAAGTCTATTAGGTATTCCACCAGTACTATAAGGTGATGAAAAATCTATATCATCTAAAGTCTCAAAAGTTTGTCCAGCACCATTAACTTGAGCACCATATTTAATAATTGGTGCGTATCTAATATCAAAAGTGTCACCATAAACTGGGACTGTAACTGAAAAATCTACTAAAGTCACGGAAGAACGTTTACCGGGTATTTTTAAACCTAGAGTTCTAGCGATGTTCAATATAGACCTTCTTTCCTGAGCGTAATCTATTTGTGTTTCAGTAAACATTCTATCTGTGTGATAGGATAACATATCTGATACCGCGGCGTTTAACTCAATTAACATAGTACCTATTGAGGCATCGTTAAAATCTTGGTATAATTCTGGGTAGAAGTGTTGTATGTATGTAATAAGTTCACCTTTTACATCTGCGAAATTTCTAGCGAAATAATTAATTTTTTTCTCTGACATAGTTTTTTAAAATTTTAATGTAACAAAATCAGATGATTTAAAAGTACCTGTTGTTACTGTGTAATCTATTTTTACCTCAACAGCGTGGGTGTTATCTGTTGAGGGTGTTGATGTTAATTGTGTAACATTTAAGTTTGGTATAAACTTTTTTATAGCCTGATTTATCTCATTTGTAATTGCCGTAGACGTAATCCCATCGTTTTGTTCAAAAATATATTGTCTAAGATTAGCCCCAAAATCAGGCATATATAAACGTTCACCTTTGTTTGTTAATAACAAGTGTACTAAATCGGACTTTATAGCCTTTTTAGATTCTGAATTCATTTTCAAAAATTTTCCATCTGGATCATCTTGAAAAGGAAATTGTATGTTTATAAATCTTGAGCCCATTGTTTTATCTATAAATATCTGTTGTAGAAATTTACCAACAAAAAATAAAATCTAAAGTGTAAATAATATTACATAAAAAATCCTCTAAGTTTTTAGGGGGGGTTTGTTAGATTATTTAGGTAATACTATGTCTACCTCATATTTAGTGTTTAGACCCCATTTAAAATTATTTATGTCATTTATTATCGGGTTATCTATTTTATTATTTTCGGTTATCTTATTACATAGATATATAAACATTTCCTGTGGGAAACTATTTTTCATTATATTAACGTGTTTATGTAACCATTGTACATTACCTTTAATGTACCCTTTGGTGTTATCTATTCTATCTAGAGATGCTGTATAATCCGAACCATTCCACCTAGTGGGTAAAGTTATGTCAACACCAGATAGAGCACATTTATCTTCTTGTTCTAAAAATAACTTATAAACATATTCTTTAGTTAAATTAAAATCTAAATTACGTCTTTTACTGCGTTTAGATATTTTTGAACTTGTTATGTTATACCATAAACTACTGCTTATATCACCGTTTTTTTTTAATCTGTTTTTACAACCACACGACACTATTAAAGCACGTCTAAGATGGTCACCACTAATACTTTTAATTACACCACACTCACATTCGCATACCCATTTTGTATGTTTATGATCATTAGAAAGGTCTTCATGTAAGACTTTTAACTTACCGAAGACCTTATCTTTCATTTCCACTTTTTTCATATCACATGTATTTACATATAAATATGTTGTACATGTGAAATGATTTAGTTAATTGTATGTTTTTCTGTGTTTTCTTCTCTAGTTTAAAACGAATCCACAGAACACGCTCCCCCGGCACACGCGGCTTCACCACTTAAGTTTGTATTGTCATCCAATTCAATTACTTTAGTTAAATCAACATCTTTTAAACTGTTTAATAAAGATTCGTATTTTTCTTTTGTACAATCTTCAAAAGGTGCTTGTATATAAGATCCACCGTCATAAGGTAATACTGAAAGTCCGTTATAAAAATCTTTATTATCCCACATCCAAGTACCCACTAAATCCCATTCATTTTCTTTGATTGAAATTGTTGCTGATACGTTATGTGTATTTGAACCACCTCTATGTCCAGCTTTAACCCACTCTTGTGAAACTTTTTTAACTCTTTCTAAAAGTTGGAATACCGATTCTGTTCTCATAATAGCTCCTTCTGGTGCTTTTTGTGGAATAGAAATTACTGCTGTGTCATGTGGTCTAAAATATTCATCCTCAACTAATTCAGGGTGATAAATTGAAAGGTATGTGTAAATAGCTTCGTTTTTACCAACACGAATTCTACGAACATAATAATCATTGTGCCAAGCGTGAATACCTGAAGAAGTACCTAATACTAAAGAAGAAGTACCTGAAGGTTTAACTGTAGATGTTCTTGCTGCTTTGTTAATACCTAATAAACCAGCTACTCTTTCGTTTTCTTCTTTAACTGCTTTAGCCGCTTTCTTCATGTCATAACCTAATACAACACCAGACCCAATACCAGTCATTCCTACACCAATTAAGGCATCTTTTTCTGTTGTACGTTTCCATACATCACGAAGATAATGGAAGTCTGTGTAACCAGCCTGAAGAGTCCCAATGAACGCTGCTGCTTTAACTCTTTGTTCAAAATCTTCTTGTGATTGAATATCTGAACCATTAACTTCACATAAGTTACAGAATTGGTATGGTCTTAACGCGATTTCACAACAAGGGTTAGTTCCCCAATCTTTATCGTTTGATAAGTAAATACCTGGCTCACCAGCCCCACTTAATTCAATACGTTTCCAAAGGTCTAAAAAATAATCTTTTGTAATTTTATGTCTCATTAATACCGCTGAGTTATTGGCTCTACCTCTTTGTGGATTAGTTTCCCACCAGTTACCTGATTTACAAGAAATCATTTCATCATCGTCAGCTGAAAATAATGAGATTAATGCCGCTCTACGAATACCACCAGCTAATACCGCGTCAGCGATAAAACAAATAATATCATGAACTTCTATTGGGGATAATTTATCACCGTCCTGTTTGTTATCTAAAACTTTTTTAATGTTATGTAAACAATCCTTCAACGGTTGAGGTCCTGGTGCTTTACCACCTGAAGTTACTAATCTAGCTCCTTTAGCTCTAATATCAGAAAAATCAAAAACAGGTGTAGAGGCTTTTTCACCGAAATAAGATTCCATTAGAATTTTAATTGAGTCAGCCCAACCTTCGATTGAATCACTTATTAAGTATCTTCTTGTTCTATTTGAACTTGGTTTTTTAATTTCAGATAATTTATCCACATGATGTTTTTGAACTGAATACCCAACACCTGTACCACCTAACAATAAAAACATTGTTTCAGAAAAAGAATCTGTATGGTCAATTGGCATGTATGCACAATTATAAACTCTGTTTGGTGAAATTTCGATTGGTTTACCTCCGAACTGTAAACTTCTCATAGAAGGAAGTACTTTCTTATCGTATACCATTTTATAAACTTCTTCTATTTCCTCTTTCATAAAAGGATATTTTTTTTGGTGCATCTCTTTGTTTCTAGTCACCAATTCTTCCCAAGTCTCTCTTCGATTTAATTCGGGGATATATTTTGCGTACTTCATATAGACAGTGATGTCCGAAAGTAATTTACTTGACAGTTCCATATTTTTATTTTTTAAATTTTAATTATTTTTTTTGTAACTCTTTTGCTCTTTGTATTCTATCACGAGTGTGATTTTCTCTTTTTTCTTCTTGACCTTTTTCATAACCTAAGAATGTTTGTGAGGTTTCTGTGTCAATATGTACCTTACCATTATCGAAAGTACAATCTTCAAATATTACCCCATCACGTCCAAAACGTGATTTTAAAACAGCTATAGTAGCTCTTCCAGATTCTTTTTGTGGTAAGGTTCTCGCTACAGACATAATAAAATGTCCTATTTGAGCTTTCTTAATGGAACCACCCATTTGGTCACCTGTAACAACATCAGCACTAATTGAACTTCTATTTCCTTGAACGGCTGTCCATCCAACTAAACCAAATTCACTTAACATTGATTCAAAACCTCTCATAACATTTCCTTCACCTGACCATTCATCACTGTATTGTTTTACTGATTCAACACAGTCAATATAGTCTAAAAGAATTATATCTGGTTTAAATCCTGTAGAAATTTCGTGTCTAACAAACGATTTTATTGTTTGCATTGTAACCCCTTCTGATGTAAACTTTCTAATTCTAAGGTCGTTAGTCCTGTTTGAGGTAACTTCTTTATGTTTAGCTAAGACTTCTTCTTTTCTTTCTGCTAAATCATTTAAATCAATTCCTGACCAACAAGCCAAATGTTTTCTTTTAATAACATCAGGCATATCCTCAAAAACAATTTGTAAAACATTATAACCACTATTATAAGCTGTATTAGCCATCTTAGTTAATATTGTTGTTTTACCAACACCATACGGTGCTAATACAACTCCAAGTTCACCTCGTGATAAACCCCCATCGGTTAATTCATCTATACCATTTATTCCTGTTGGAATTGGGTGTCTAAAGTCTTTTTCTAATACTGCTTCAATATTTTCGGTTATTGAAGTTCCTTCGTCTTTTTCAGAACCTATTGAAAGAGCTTCTCTTAAAATTTCAGCACAAGTTTCGTAGTTATCAAACTCACCATTGTCAACAATTTTAGTAATTTTTTCGTTGGCTTTTTTTAGTTCTTGTTGTCTACAAAAATTTAATGCTTTCTTTTGAACAAACTCCCAATCAGGTACGGCCATTTCACGAATTTCTTTTAACATTTCAAAGACATAATCTTGTGTAACCTTATCTTTAATCTCCATCTTAAAAATAGTTTCCAAAGTGTCCATAGCAGGAATCTTTTCGTATTTCTCATAGTAGTCCTTTATTTGGGCTACTATGAGACGAAAATATTCATTTTCAAAGTACTTTGCGTGTACAATGTCTATGATTCTATCTGAAAATTTTTTATTAGCTGGATGTAAAAGTTGATTGATTAACTCTGTTTGAAACTTGTAACCTAAATACCCTAATGTAACATTTTTACCCATCTTTTTAGTTTGTATACTCATAAATAGTAATTAGAATTTTGTTGTTGCGTATTCCACATTGAATTTTTCTTGTCCTAAAATATCTTGTATTTGGTTTATAATTTTAGGAATTAATTCACGAATATCAACACTATATCTAACTCTTTGTGGATAAACATTTCCAGTGAATTTTTTAGCCGCTACAACTCTTTCATCTATTCTGATTTCAAAATCAAAGATATCTTCTTTGTCATAGATTGGTGTTCTATTTATTTGTTCTTCGGTTTGTTTTTCATAAGGATTGTATTGACCCCACAAGAACTCAAAAGACTTATCTTTTAATTGTTTTTGTACTATATCAACACAATCATTAACACAGTCTAACATCTCTCTTGAGTTAACTGATTTTGGATTAAAATTTTTCATAGAAAAATATCTTTGGCAGATAATATTTCCGTTTATACGTAAGACGAATTCGAATTTCTTCATAATTTTGAATTTTTAAAGTTATTTTTTTCTTTTTTACTTAATTTAATAAATGGGTCTAAAAAATTTACATACCCATTTTCTCCGCCAGGGATAGCGTACATAACACCATCCTCAAACATCATTTTTAAAACATTTTTATAATCTCTACCTTCAGGATTTAAAGGTAAGTTTATAAGATTCATTACTTCTTCTTTGGCTTCATCCGTTAAAAGAGGTTGGTGTAAATCAATAATAATTTTGTTTATCTCATAAACATTACCTTTGTGACATCCCTTTGTTTTACCTTCTATTATTGAATCAAATACTTTTAAATTTTTTCCTTCCTTCAGTATTTTAGTTTTTTCTAAAATCTCTTCTAAAGTTACCTTCCTTTCTTTTATTTCAGGAAAATGTGTTAAGAGAGTTGTTTCAGATACACCTTCTATACCTTTGATATTATCACTAGTACATCCTTCAATAATCTTAACTAAACCAGCATTTTCGTAATAATGTTGGAAGAACCAACTGTAATTACCAATACCCACTAAAACTTTTTTGTCAGCCAAAAATAAACTAACTTCAGTTGTTATTAACTGACATAAGTCTCTATCATTTGTATAAATGATAACTTCTTCATTTTTGGATTTGTTAAGGGAATAATATGAAAGTAAATCATCTGATTCACAATCAGGATGTTCATACTGACGTAGGAACAAATCTTCAGCGTAAGCTTTAACTCTTAATTTTTGAGTTTCATAGCTTTCATCAATAAATCTTGGTCGATTGTTTTTGTATTCTGGGTAGTAGTCAAGTCTTAAATACCCACCTCTTTCACCATCCCACATGATAATAACCTTATCAATAGATAATTCTACTATATGTTTTCTAAGTGTTGAGTAGAATTGGAATATTCCACCTATGTGTCTTTCCTTATAAAAAACGTTCTTTGCTCCGCTATATGAGCGTTTCATTAATACGTTTCCGTCAATAAGAAGTGTTTTGGTTTTTTCTTTTTTCTTAACTACTTTGAGACCCATTCCCTGTGAAATTAAAGGGTTGAACAATATTTTTTTTTTCTTCTTCTTGGTATTCTAAGACCCCTACTTCAACTAAAAAAGCTAACCATTCAGCACTTAATTCTTCGTGTGGTTGTAAGTATCTTTCAACACCTTGTTGTATAAGGTAGAAACAACTCATTTGCCCACCATCAACTGTTAAAGCCTCTGTGTTTAATTCTTTTAGTTTGTTGTAGTTAATTTTCATTATTCAAGTCCTTCTAGTTCTATGTCAGTTTTGGAGTCTTCTAATTGGAAGTCTTCTCCCTCTTTTATGTCTAAACCATTTTTAATAAATGTGTCAGCCCAATAGTTAGAGTATTCTATTTTATATTTTTCTTCAGCCTCTTTTGAGTCTTCGATGAAACCGTGTGGTGTTACAATAACTTTACCATCTTCATATCCAATACCATTAACATGGTTTTTAAGGATAGATATTTTGGTTCTAGCAGCGAATTTAATCTTTCTACCGTTTTTAGTTGCCATAATTTTATTAGTTCCAGCTCCTTTTTGGTTACCATATAAGAAAATCAAAGTACTGTTAAGGTAAATTGCCTCACCACCTTTCATTTTAATTTTTGGTTGTCCCATTGGAGAGTCAGGTAATTCTACCCAAGGTTGGTTAACAAACACAATAGTATTTGTATACTTGTTAGGTTTACCGTCAGACAAAGTTTCTTTTCTTGATGAAGTAATTCTACCATTTAAACCCATCCCAATTTTGTCGGCTAATACAGACGCGTTATGCATCTTACCACCTTTACCATCGAAAGTCATTTTACATGGAATTGAACCTACTGAATCCCAAAAGAACACTATATCATAAGGAATTTCACCTTTTGCTTGTGCATCCAATACTTGATTGATGTAATCTGTGATTTGTTCAATATAATCAAAATCATCACGGAAAAGATAAAATCCATCCCATTCTCCTGGACTTAGTTCTTTTGTATCTAAACCCATTAACTGAGCGTGACCAAAACTCCACTTCTTTTCTGTAATAACAAATACAGGTAGAATACCGTTTTGTTGACACCAAATAGCACTTTTTAATAAACCTGTTGTTTTTCCTGTATCGGAATGACCTAAGAAAACATTTAAATGTCCTAATGCTGGTCCAGGTACTCCTGTAGCTTTTTGAAAAGCTTCACCCAAATCAATAAATCTATCGGCTTTATATTTAGTTTTAGCACTAAATTTATCCTTTAGAGAATCAAGTGAAAACTCTTTTTTACCTATAGCTTTTTTAGCTGTTATTTTTATATCTCCAGACATAGTTTAGTTTTTAAAATGGCATTTCATCATCTTCTTCCTCTTCACTAGATTCATCACTAGTAGGTGGAGCTACATATTTTACAGTAGTTGTACCTTCTTTTTTGGAAACTTCTTCACCTTTAGCTACAAACTTTTTCAAGTTTTTATCATAAACAGGAGTTTCACCGTTTGCGATAATTTCAAGATACTCTAATGGAGAAGATTTGTATACTTCTTTCCAAGTACCAGCATCTTTAATCCAAGTGTTAGCTTTGGTTTTGTCTGTAGTCAACATTGATTGGTCTTCAGCCATGATAGAAGTAACTTTTGTGTTATTCTTATCACCTCTTGCCAATACAAGAACTAAGTCACGACCTTCTCTTGGATCTGACAAATCACCTTTCTTTGTGAAAAGAGGAATCATTTTATCTAATTCACCTTCACCTTTGTAGTTGTGTTTGAATCGATAAATTTTGATACCGTCATCTTCTTTAGAACGGTCAATTACACGTGCTAAATAAAATTTAGCTGCTTTGTAGGTCTTGGCGATTTTTTTATCTTCCTCACTACCTGTAGCTTTTAAAGCTTTTTCTACTTCACACAAAGGACAAGTTTCTCCGTCATTGTGTTCTCTACAGTACAGTTTTCTCCACTGTCCATTAACTTGCATAACATGGAAATAGCCTTCTTCAAAAGGTGAACCACCTTTTTCTTTAGCCGGCATCAAACGAATGGTTGCTTCACCATTGTTTACTCCATCTTCTAATCTTGGGTTAAAGTACTTTGAGAAATCTGGGCCATCAAAGGATTTTCCACCTGAGGCACTTTTGTTTTTTTCGTACTGACTCATTATCGAGCCTAAAACATCACTCATTTTTCTAATTTTTTAATTGTTTAACTAACTTTTTTTAAATACTTAAGACAATTATAAGTATATTATTCCTTTTTGTAAACAAAAAAGGGGGTATTAACCCCCTTTTATTTATATTAATTTTTGTTGTTTTTAGATTCGTTTGACATTTTAACGTTAGGCATAAAACGGAAAGTTTTATCCTTTTCAATCTTAAGTTTTACTTTACTACCTATTTTAAAATTATAAGCCGTACTATAATAATGAAATTCAACAGTCTCACCTTTATTAGTTTTTACCGTCACAACAATACCCGCCGATTCAGTTTGACCCATATCTTCAATTATACCAATAAAAGTTTCACCAATTTCAGCGTTACGTGTACTACCATCAGCGTTTGTTACATCAACGTCACTTATAGAAACACCGAGTGTTATAACCGCTGCCATAGCAATACCAGTTGAAACATATGAACCTAATTTACCTTTATTAATTTCAGTTAAAACTTTTTTTTTCCTGTGTCTAGATTCACTCATACCCTGAAGCGTGTTGTTGACCTCTTCTATTGTATTTACTATGTTTTGAATTCTATTTTCAATTTGTTCGATAACTTCTGGATCGGCATCCATTTCTTTAGCTTTTAATACACTTTCTGTTAAGCTATTAATAGTTTCTTCAATACTATCACCCATCTCACTTTGATAAAGTTCTTCGAAGGATGAAAACCCACCAGATTTAATTTCATCAATTATATTTTCATTTCTTAAATGACCCTCTAACATACCAAGAGTTATAGTAGTCATGAATAGTGCCATTTCAATTAGTGAATCACGTTCTGAGTTATCATCATTTTCACCTTCCTCACCAAAATTTAATGATGTCTGTTCATCATTCTCTCTCAATCTTTTTTTCTTGTTTTTAGATTCAGGAACAAAAGATTTTTTAATATCAATAGAACTAAAATCTTTAACGTCTTCACCATTTGGGTCTAATTTCCAAACTTTAACTTGTCCATCTGGACTTTGTCCATCAGGTGTATTACCGTCTGTAACTTCATAATTACTTTTTTTAGCCACATCATCCCAATAATCTGTTAACTTAACATTGAATGGGTAGCTATCTAATGAACGTAATTCTAATTTTTCTTTTGGTTTTTGTGATTGTAAATCTTGTTTAATAGAGTTAATTTCGTTAGAAACTGAATCTATTTTAGATAATGATGTCTCAAAGTTTTTAAACTGAGCCATTAAATCTTTAATCATGTTTTTACCTTCTTCAGCCGCTGTTACAGCTCTTTCAGCCGAACCTTTAGCGTCATCAGCTCTTTTTACGATATCGGTAACATCGATTTCTTCGGTATCAGAGTCATCATCAGATTCGATATCATCAGCCGCACTAAATTCATCTGCGGTACCAAATTCATCATCATCAGTTTCTTCAGTATCTCCTTCGGTATCACCAAATCCACCTTCATCTTCCGTATCCCCACCTTCTGTATCATCACCAAAATCAAAGTCAGCATTGTCTTCACCACCTTCTTTGTTGTCTCCACCTTCGGCATCATCACCAAAATCAAATTCCGTATCATCTGTTTCTTCTTCCTCATCATCAGCATAATCTGTACGTTGTTCTGGATCTAGATAAGGTGCGTGATTTCTTTCTGTTAAAAAGTTACCACCTGTTTTAGTATTATAACCAAGAAGTTCTTTATATCTCTTTAGAGACTCATTCAATTCGTTAGATTTTTTCATATTAGATTGTGTATTCACTTAATAATTGACGACCATCATTTGTGATGATTTTCTTATGTTCTCTTTTAACAATCTCTTCTGGATTGTTGATTAAACATTCTTCACCTTGACATTCTACTTGTTTTGTAGTTTTTAAAAAAGAATCAAGTTTAGATTTGATTTCGTTTTCTTCGGTGTTTTCTTTTTTTCTATTTTTAATCATAACTTTATAATAATTTTTTTATTCTAGTAATTTCCTCTTTCATGTTTCTATGATTTTGCATTTGATTCATAATACCCATAAAAGTTTGACCGTTTGGTTCTATTTCAAATTCAGATTTATCTATTTTATGTCCAGTCATATTTTCATAAAATATAACCCATTTAATTACAATTTCTTTAATATTTTTACCTGAATCTAACCATGTAGCAAGTAGAGCTTTTTCAAAATCTAGAGTGTTCATAATCTTTTATATATAAATATCGAGATTAAGGTAAAAATACTCTTTCAATTGTGGTAATCTCAAGACTATCACCTTTTAAAAGAATAATTTTATTTTTAAACTTTTCCCAATCGATTTTATATTCTTTATAGTTAACGTTACCACCCAAACCACTTTCTTGTTCTATCAACTTATTTAAAGCATTAATAGTGAAAATGGTATCACCTTTTTTATGTACTTGTATTGTTTTTGGGATTTCTTTCTTAATATCTATTTTTTGTTCGATATCAAGATTAATTTTGTAAGTTAAAAGAAACTCGTTATCGGTCTTAAAGAAAAAGACTTGTTCTTTCTTAACATCAAATTTTCTGTTTATTTTTTTTAAAATACTTTCTAGGTATTCTTCTTTAACAAAGGAGGCTAGAAGTAGTGTTTTTTGTTGCATCCCTAAATAGTAAGTATGGCAGATATTTTATAGTTAAATATTTAAGTTCATTTTTAAAGTTTTTTTCCAAATTTTCTTCAAAAAACTTGGTACTTTCTTTCAATGTACTAATTATTATTTCCCTATCGAACCCAATAAAATCTAACTGTTCAAGGTCGATAGAAAATATAATAAAGTTGTGGTATATATACACAACTTTATTTAAGTATAAATATGCAAAACCACCCGCAACGCTTTTAATTTTAGTAATTAATTCTTCGGTAGTATTGATTTTATATATTATAGGGTCTATATTAAAAAATTTTATTTCTTTAACGTAGTCCTCATAAGTTTTTTTAATAAAACTTTTTAAATCTTCTTCAAAAATAGTTCTCTTTTCTGTTGTAGAAAAAGTCCAATAAAGGTTATCCTTAATTTTTTTTCTTAAGATAGATGCTTTTGGAATGTTTGTTTTGGTTTCTTCCCACCCAATGATTAATGTGGGCAAAGTATTGTCTTTAATTTTTAAATATTCTTCAATACTTAAAATATTAAAACCATTAGGTATGCCTGTTATACCATTGTTTGTAACAATATTTCCTACAATACTCATTAATTAATGATAAGTAATTAAAAATTAAAAAGAAACTTTTTAGTACTTACTTAAGGCTAATTTAAACATTTCCCAATTTTCTTCAGCACCACTCTTACAACCACTAGCACAAAGACTAGGATTTACAACTTTTCCAGGTTCATCTTGTTTATACCCACACCTTGTTACAACATCTGTACCTTTTGGTAGTGCTCTAGCTAATGAAGTCCAAGTACAATCTATTTTACCTTTAACAATCATTTTACTAAAATTATCAGCAGATTTAGATGCCTCAATTAACTCACTTTCACTAATCTTACCTGATATTAATTTATAAGCTAAGTAGTCTTGATTACTCTTACTAAATGGTGCGTTATAATAGTAGTCTATATTTTTATATGTGTTAGGTTTAGTTAACTTTGTTAAAGTTAAATCTGTTTTATTTTTTTCCGATAATTCCCACCAAGTAGAACTTAAAAAACCATATCTACCCGCGGCCGTAGTTGCATAACCATCTTTTATTAACCAATCATTTCCTCCGTGGCCAAAAGTACAATTTTCTGACCATCCATTAATTGTGTAAAAAGCAAAAAGAACGTCATAACCATTTTGTGACACACCTAAAGGTCCTTCTGTATAAGCTATAGTATCTAACATAGCTCTATAATATTTTGATGTTACTGCCGGCATATATTAAGATATTTTACCTAATGATTGTAATTTATTTTGAAGTGTTACATTTTTTACTTTTCCTTGACTAGCTTTAGCCACAGTTCCAGTGTTATTAGTATTTGTAGCGTTACTTGCTGTAACTAATTTAACGTTATTTAATGTTGTTAAATCTGGATAACCATTAGATTTATTAACATTATATTGATCCCCACTTTTAATTTTACCTGTATAAGAACTCTTAAAATTAGGGTGTCCACCATCAGGTTGTAATGTGTATTCATAGTGCCAAGGTTCAGAAGATAATGGTTGCCACCCAAAACTTGGAGCGTTTTCTTGCATCCACAATAAAGCTAAATCATTCATTGTTCTTAGTTCGTCTGATGTTGGGTTACCTGTTAGATTGGCGTAAAAATCTTTTACTTTTTGTAAATTTAGTTTTCCACTAGATAAATAAGATGCTGAATTTTCTTTTGCTTTAGCTACAGCTAGAGAAGTACAATCATCAAAACCTAATGATTTAGCCTCTTGTTTACAAACATTACTATTACTATATACACCTTTATCACTAGGTAGTTTTACACTGTAATATGTTGCCCCACCTTTAAACGGTGTTGTATCACAAGCCATACCATAACCATGATTACTAGAACTATATATTTTACCATTAAGTTCTTGTACAGCCGCTGTTTGTGGTGAACATGAAGCTTTTCTATCTGTTAAGTTACCACCACAGTTATTCTTTCTTAAAGTTATTTGTGAATCTACGGTTCTATAATTAGAACCTGTTTTTGATATCAATACCCCTGTATCAGTTTTCATTTGTGCTGCCATAGCTTTCCAAGCGTCTGCAGCTTCATGGAAAAAGTATGTGTAAGAACCATAATCAGAACCTAAATTAACTAACACCGTATTACCAGCATTTATAGGTAATAAACCACCATTACTTTTATCCAACCAAGGTTGTTTTACACCAGTTTTATAATTAACAATAAATGTATCATCAGCAACGTTAGAACTACTAACATTTCCATTTGTGTTACTAGCCTCAGGTTGTGTTTGAGAGGTATTTGTACCGCCATCTGTTTTAACAGTAGCAATAGATTGTCCAACTTTATTTGTTTTTAAATCTTTAAATGACATATCCATAGCAATTGCTGCATCAACAACAATTGGTATTGTTGCTCTTGGTTGTCTAGTTCCTTTAAAAGTTGTTGTTGCGTTATTAGGTTTAAAATTATGCCTAACTTCAGTTATTAGATAAGCTCCACTAAACATCGGTACACCTATTAAATCAAAATATGTCATAGGTTGTATCATCATGTTACCTAAAGATTCTACTTGACAAGAATATGATCTTGTTAAATAAATAGAATTTAAATTTTGTCCTTTTGATGTTTGGTCTGTACCTCCTTGTTTACCAAGTTTATCGATAGCTAATAAAGATTCTGCCGTTTCACTAAATTCTGATTGGTCTAATTGTATATTTTTAAAATGATTTTGAGTATCTAACCCGTAAACAACTTTGAAAGCGGTATAACCTTTACTACCAACTAATTTAGGATCTTTTGTTTCTGCTGGTTGTGCGGTCTGTAATGGATTAGAAATTGAAAATCCATCATCTTCTAAATTTTGTAAAGCCTTTTTATCGTCAGGGCAGTTAGCGTTGGATTTTATTTGTAACTGTTTTGAGTTTCCACCTACATACATGGATAAAAATAAAGGGCCACAACTAACATTATCTAAAGACAATGTCGGTCTAAACATATCCTCTAAATCTTTTTTATCAGTACCTTGTGGAGTAAAATTTATATAACCTGGTAATGGAAAAAATAAGTATTCATTTTCTGCTAATAAATCAGAAATATATTGGTATAAAGAAATTTTAATGTTGTCTTTTAATTCAAGAAGTTTTGTTACATTAAGAACCGCGATATTACCAATATCACCCATTACCCTATTAACATATTGAAAATGTGAGGCTAGCGTTGGTTTTTCCCCATCACCATTACCTGATTTACAATTTTTTCCGGCTGATTCAACCAAATTAAAAAATAATTTATTTTTATCCGACGCAGAAATCCATTTATCTGTTAAAGACTTAAATGTTCTATAAAAGGAAAGTTTTACATCATCATCTTTTAATGAAGATCCAAGATTATCCTCAATATTTTTTTTCTGAATTTCATCTATTTTTTTAGTTTTATTAGTTTGTAACGTATCAAAAAATGAGTTTAAATACTCATCAAAAATTTTATTAGATATTACAAATTTTGAGTTGAATTTATTTGTTGTTATAGTGTCTGATGAATCTATACCATACCATATTTTTGGTGTTGAATTTAAAATCCAATATTTTTCAGAAACCAATTTTTTAGTTTCCGTAAGATTTGGTTTTAAAGCTAAAGCAACACTATTGTTTGTTGTACCATTAACAGCTGTTTTAGATATTTCACGACTCCAAGAATAACTACCGCCAATTAATGACCCTGTAGATGTGTTGTCAAAATTAATAGGATCTATTTCTTTTAAAATATTGTTTGAACTTCCACCAAAATCTGAATCTACCCATTCTTCAAAGTTTTTTATAAAAATATCTTTTACTTCATCTGGTAGATGTTGCATTACCATACCTAAGTTACCGTCAGAAACTCTATCTCTATGTATAAAACGTCCTTGTCTTAACATACTGGTTGGGTCAATTAAATTTTCAACGTTTGGATCTGAATGTAGGTTTTTAAAGACATCAGTTACGGTATCACCGTAGTTACACATTTCTTTATACCCAAATCCAATCCTATCTTCTGGCATTATAGTTTGATAGTCTAAATAATCCATAGTATTAGTGAATACTTGTACATAAGAACAAGCTTCACCCTTACCACCAGCAAATCCTTCTGGGTGAACATATGGTATATGATGTGGTGCTATCCAAAGTTGTGACCAATTATAATTGTCAGATATTTTTTTTGCAGTCCATAGTTGACCTGAGGCGTCGTTAGGGTTTACTATCTGTGATAACTGTAATCCTTTAGGATCATCTTCAGTACCAATATCCCCATCACCAAAACTTATTTTACCATATGTTGAGCCTGAAGCTAATAACCCATAGTAATTAAAATAAACACATGCGTTTGGTGTTATGGAAGCAACCCCAGAACTAATTACATTACCGTCAAGACCACCTGTTACTGGTTGTGATATTGTCCAAGGTAAGTCGCCACCATGCCCTTTTGCCAAAATTTTGGCTGGCTCCGAAAGAAGTGACCAAGCTTGGTATAACCCAAAACCTATTACATCATCAGCCCAATCTTTAACATATTTACCTTGAGCCGATAAATAATTAGAACTAAATGATGATGTTTGTATCTTAGGTGTCCAAGATGTGGAACTACGATATATTTTATTTAAATATATATCTATATCGTTTCTTTCTATATTAGATAAACTTAATATTTTTTGTGTTATTTGGGTTGTTGGTGAAAACGACCATGCGGTCGATGTATATGCCTCACCTGAATGTGCCTCACGTTTTTTTCCATCATATGAATGCCAACCTGGTTGTGCTAAAGGATCAAACCCTGTTGGTAAATCACCGGCCGCTAAAGTATTATAAGGTTGTAAGGGTTTATTCCATTTTCCATCTGCTTTAACACCAACAAACATTTTCCATCTCCAAAGTTGTGCTCCTAAAGCTAATGCCCACATTTTTGGTACTTTAGCAATACCTCCGGCGGTATTGAATGCTTTTAGTGAGTATGTACTACTAGGTTCATATCCAGTGTCTTCAGAATCGGTTATAGCTAATAAAAATCCTGAGTTTGAACACGCTCTTATAATTAATGGTGTTGGTTTACATGTATGTAAGAACAGATAAGCTAAATTTCTATCTTGTATTTGTTTAGTGTTTAGATTTGACCCATAACCTGTTGTTGGTTTTTGTAATTCTCCCGCACCAGTCTCTATTCTAAATTTATTAACGTTATCCATCCATAATGGTGTTGTAACAAACGCTGTACTAATACCATCTTCTTCTACCTGATCGTAAGGATCGACCCCAGTCTGATCGCCAAGTGTCATTGCTGGTTCATCAACTAAATACTGTTGTGTAAATATTTTTGACGAATCTCCGTCATTTGTTAAAAGACTAATACCTAAAACTCCATCATTACCTTGGTAATCCCAAGCGGTTATTAAACCCATATTTGACACTGGTAACCCATTTAAATCTGTGTCAACACTCCACCAAGAACTAAATTTATCCGCTTGAGCATCTTTCATACCTAAAGTTGTAAAAAGTCTACCGTCAACAAAATTTATTGTTTTTTGTGATTCATCCACTATAGCTTTAGGTTGTGGGTTATCCGTGGTTTTAAATTCAGTACTACCAAATGTAATAGCTTGTGTTGATGTGGTTATTTTCTTACTGAATTTAGTTACAGCTTTACTAAAATCACCATCCGCAGGTAATATCTCTATTTTTCTTACTTCAGTTTCTGGTATTATTTGTAGTATATTAGCCCACCCCATGTTAAAAGGGTCGGCAGTTATTAAAACTTGTGTATCCGATGTCTCATCAAATAAAGGTATCCCATCTGTTGGGTTGAATGTTTTGTACAAATCTGTGGATGTAAAACTTTCTTGAAAAGGGCTTACAATTCCAGGTGTAGTACCTGAAAGTAATAAATTACTGGTAACTAAAGAACTAGCTAAGATATCTTCTTCAATAGAATTTGAGTATTTGGTTTTTAACACATTTATTACCTGTGTTTTAAAAGTATCTTTTGTTAACCCAATTAATAAACTTTGTAAAACTCTAACACCACTATCACCTTCTTGAGAATTTATTAAATTCCATGCATCTATTTCACCAAAATTACTAGCTAAACTCGTATCATAGCTTGTATTACTTAATGGTGTCCAATTTCCTAGTCCAACATTAGGTATAAATGTTGCGTCATTAGTTAACCTAATTGGTGAGAATAAAGTGTGATCACAAGCAATAAACATTCTTTCGCCAACAACCCTATAAATGTCATTTGGGTTTACTAAACCGTAATACTTTATTGGGTTGTTATCTCCCCAAACAGGTGCCTCTAATGGTGTTATAGGTACATAATTATCCCAACCAGCTTTTCCCGCTTTATCTTCATTTAATAAATCTATATCTCTTTGATATTCTAAAAAAGCTTGTATAAAATCTTCAACAAATCTAACTTCCGGCCAATTAGCAAATTCCGTATTTTTACCTGGGTAAGCCTCTTTTGTACCCTGTACCTCATTAGCACCTGAATTACCAACACCTAAAAAAGTTTTTTCAATATAAGCCGGCCATGCATATACTTTTTTGGTACCTGTACTATTAATAGTTTTGTCATTTACCCAATCTTCAAGTGAATTTGATATGTGGTAATTTTCAGCTTTAACGGCAACTTCTAAAAGTATTTCCATGAAAGCGTCTGTATTACATAACAATATTGTAAATATATTTCTTATTGTTGGGTTAAAGCCTATTCTATCTACAACAAGTTTATTTATGTCTGCTATTACTTCTTTTCTATAATCATCTACTACTTTATCTAATTTAGCTTTTTCATCTTCAATATCTTTTATTATCCACCCCATATCAAGATACTTTTCTGTAGTAGTTGTATCATTTTTTTTATACCCTAATGAGGCATTATCTAATATGTTATGCCAATTTGTTAAGTTTAATGAATCGTATATTGTATCAAAACCACTTGCAGGATCACCACCAAGTTGACTTCCTGTGGCTGAAGTTAACATTTTTAAGCCGTCAGCATATACTTTATCCGCATAAACATTTTCTTCTATTTTAAAACTTTTTGTAATTTGAATGTTTAAAGGAAAAATACCAGGTGTTGGTGTTTTTACAAAATGGTTATAGATTATTGAAGATGTACTTGCTGTTGACGGATCTAATAAATAATTAAGTATTGTTTGGTCTTTAAAAACAAGTCTTTCTTTTTTTTCCACACCACTACCGTAAGCCGCACTTGTTTGTATTTCAACACCATACCCATCTTGAGCTAATGAAAACATAAACTTATTAACCACCTCAATGTATTGTGCATAATCATTTTGTAGTTGTATTAAGTTAGTCAACTTACTAAATTCAGGACTATTGGCAATTAAAGGTTGGGTTTTCTTTTCAAAATCTTGTATTTTATGTAATAAATCTTGTATTGTATAACATCTACCTGGTAGAGCCGGATTATCACACCAAGGTGTTCCAGATTTTACAGGATCTTCAACTGTTAAACCATTATCTTTATAGAATTTTTTTGTATCTAAATATTTTTGTTTTAGTTTACCTTGTGGGTCATATGAACTATTTAGAAATTGTGAGGCCCCAACATAACCAACTATTGTATCTGAAAGGAAAGCAAAAGAATATCCAATAAACTCACCCTTACATTCCATATTACCAGTATCTGAATTAAATTTTGTATTAAATTTAACTAAGTTTAAATAATATTTAACAGGTTTACCGTAATAACCTTTAACCGTTAATTCAAATATTGGATATGGTAAATTAAAAAATAACCCATATGGTGAACAAGAACCTTGTTCAAAAAGGGTTGCTCCTCTAACATCAATAAAATCTATAACAACTTTAGGTGCTACCTGACTTTTAATTTCTATATCTACATTTGTAATACCAAAACCTTCAAAATCTTTATATAACTCAATATTTGGTCCTCCACCTATTTCTGTCCAATCAGTAGTTAAATTAACTTTTGATTTAAATAAATGGTCCTCATTAATTGTTGTTGTATCTTGTGGTGTTATTAAATCTATTGTATTAGCGATTTTAGTGTTAATACTGAATTTATTATCAGCTATCTGTGTAATAACACTCTTACTTTTTTGTTTAGCTTGTAAACTTAAAAAAATAGACATATCTTCAAGTGGTACTATTTCACCTAAAGGGTTTGGTTCTATGATTCTAACGTCATTAGTATCTGAAATAACTTTTGGATTAAAACTACTATCTGAATAAAAACTACTCATTAACTATCAATTTTATATAAAATATCGTAATTATCTACTGATTGTTGGTAAATTTGAAGTGCGTTATTTAATGGAAATGGTATCCTTATTGTAGAACCTTCTGGGATATCAAACTCCAAACCACCGTATTGTGGATTTGCCTGCATTATTAACCAACCATAGTATGGTGTACCATAATACGTTTGTGAAACAATGTCAAGTCTTGTCCTACTTTTATACTGAATAAGAATGTCAGAACCTAAATTAGGTATTTTAATAAATGGTACTGCCTTAACTTGGTTATTGATTCTAAACCTATCGTATCTATCGTAATATTGTTTTGCCATTATATTTTTATTGTATTAGTAGCGTTATAAGTTTTCTTTTGTCCGTTAGGGAAAATTGCTGCATCTTTTTCAGTTACACTAATTATATAAGTACAATTAATATTAGGTGACACATTACCTGTTACAGCCTCAAATAATGTACAATCTTTACCAGGGCAATTATCAAATGATAGAATTATTTTGTCATGTAATTCAGTGTTTGTTACAACATCTTGGTCAAAATTACCACCATAAGCTTTACTAAGTATAATTATCGGTCCGGTATTACCAACAATGTCAACTTCTACACCTAGTAAAGTCCATTTTGTATTATTAACTTGTATTTGTATACCTGAATCAGTTTTAGTTATTGTTGCAATATCATCTGATGGGTTATCAACACCAGCTGTTGTCGCCGGTTTAGTATCACCTTGTGATGTTGTTTGGCTATTATTTAATTGGTAACTTGCATCACTATCTATTTCATCGGTTTCAGCCTTTGTCATGCCAGCATCTGTATTAGTGGTATCTGGTGATGTTATTGGTAATGAATTTTTTAATTCGTTACCGGCTATTACCGAGGCATTAGTGACATTCGTAACATCTTCTGGACTTTTAAACGCCCCAAAAGTTCCACTATAAACAAATTTTTCTTTCTCACCCAATATAGCGTTTAATGTACGAGCCGGATTATAAACACTTGTATTAGCGAAAAAGTTATATGATACAGCGTTTTGTAATTGACTTATTGGCCCTCCCAATGAACTTCCACCAATAAATTTAAACCCAATACTTACTTTTGCTATCATTGGTTGTACACCAATACCTTCTGGATTTAAATCCCAAACTAAAGGGTCAAAAGTAAAATTACACGAGTCTATAACTATTTTTGTATGGTAAAAATCACCAATTCTTAAAACACAGATTGGGGGTCTACCAAATACCATATTTTGTGGTAAATTTAAATCACCTAATTGTGGCCCTTGTCTTGTACATTGTTGTAAAAAAGTTAACCTTGAATTAAGCCCTTCTGGTGTCATCGCGTGAAAAGCGGGGTGAAAGTTTTTAATTCTATCTGTTAACGAATCATATAAAAAAGGATCTGTCTTTTTCATATCCACAAAATAATCCGATTCAGTTATATAGTAATTAACTGCCTCATCTATAGCTTTAGTTTTTTCTTGTTCAGCTAAGGCTTTTAATTGTTCAGCATTTTGAGCGTTTTGAATATTTTTTAAAATGTTAGCTTGTAAAACAGTATTTGGTTGCAAAGTTATTTGTGCATATCTAGCTAATTTAGCCACTTTAGAATTAGCTTGTCCAGGTAATAAATTTTTATCACAAGGATCACCATCACAACAATCATCTTTACCTGTAATAGCATTTTTACAACTACTTTCAGGTGGACAAGGAATTGGGTTCTCTAATGTTGGTATACCTTCTGTTACCCACCTATTAAGGTCGTCACTTAATGTACTTTCTTTTGGATAGTATTCATTTGTACCAGCTAATTTAAGTTTATCCGGATAAGATTCTTCGTTTTCTATTATTTTAGTAATTAGGTATTTTTTTGTATTGTCAGCTCTATCTTTAGCTAATTGTACATTAAAAGTATCTGTTGGTTGAGCGGCAGATGTAAAACCTTGTACTTTTATCGTAAAATTTTTACCCTCTCCTGTTGCTAAAAATTCCGCCAACATATCTAATTGTAGTCCACCAGGGTTGTTAAAAACTTTATAATTTAAACCACCCGGTTGTACTTGTATATAACTATTATATGTACCACCAGAAGAATTTATACATTGTAATTGACCTGCGTAAGGACCGGCGATACACATAACAGTATTTTCATATTCTGTAGATACTGCTCTACCTACACCGTTTGGTGATGAATAATCTATACCCTCTCTGATTCCACTACTTCTACAGTTTTCAAAATAAATTTTAAGGTCAGTAACCAAACCTTCTGGTATTGTTGGTGGTTTTGGTTCTACTGTTGGTGTTACTGTTTGTGTTGTATCGGATGTTTTTTGTACTCTTTCACTATCTGGTTGATACCCTGAAAATAAAATTTTAATAGATTCAGCGTCACACCCAGCAAAAAATGAGTCGTATCCATCGCCATTTAATGTGTCACCAAATTTATCCCTTAAAGTATTTAAAACTTCAGGATGATCCACAACAACGGTAAAATCTAATGAACCACTTCTTTCGGTGTGGTTATAAGTATAAATCGGTTCTCCTCTACCAATAAAACTTGTAGTATCCCAAGATACTGATGTGCTATCAGTGAAATTTAAATCATAAGGTGGAAACCACATAATTCTACCACCATTTGGTCCTCTTTCTGATGGAGATAATTCATTAAAATGTGGTGAATCTTTCCAAGCCAAGTTTTCAATTGAAAACATGTATGGTACCAACAACCCACGAAAACTACTTTTAGTTGGGTTTGTGGCATCTACAACATTTTTTATTTTTGCAGCGTTATAAGCATCATTATCTTCTTTTGTCCAAGCAATTTTTGGCATACCAACATTGGCATTTTCACCCTGTGTACGCCAATTCATGGTCATTGTACTGTTTTCTGTTTGCCCTTTCCACCAATTATTATCACTTCTAACTAACTCATTAAAATATTTATAAGGTCTTCTTACTGACCAAGAACGACAATATGAACCAAATTCTTCAACACCGTTACCCCATTTAGTTTCTAATGCTGTATTACCGTTTGATACTAAATTATGTAGTGTGTTTTTTTCACCACCATGTATACTTATAGCGTAATTCGCATCACTGTTTACTAAACCAATATATCTACTACCACTCTTACGATCATTTGTTGTCTTATTAACTAAATCTTGTGTATATTTTAAAATACCTTTTTTTGGTTTATACGGTGAGTTTTGTCCCCAATACATTCCACTACGTTCAGGACTTGGGTAATTTTCTGGTATCTTCCCTATATCTTCAGCCGACATTTCTGTGCCTATAGGATTTTCGGCTTCAAACTGAACAAGATTATTAGTATGGTGATAAGGATGGTTTGCTGAATTACTTAATGTGTCAAAACCACTTCCACTGTTATTTAAAATAGAATCAATACTGGTATCACTATCTACGGTACTGTCTGGTTTATTAGGTGCGTTACTTGCTGATTTATTTAATAAACTTTTTACCTTATTATTAATAGAATCTATAATTGATGTGGATCTACCGTTAGTATTTGTTTTTTGTGGTTCTGTATATGTTAAATAATTTTGTGTTGATGGAGCTTGTCCCGCACCTAATTTTTCTTTTAAAAACTTTTTAATTCCTGTTGCTGGAGTGTTATCAGCTGATTCTAATTTAGGTCCGTATTTATTTATATAAAGTGCGTTATACAATAAAGATTTTTGTCCACTACCTGTATGGTCTAATATATCATTTGTAATGTCTACATCATTTTTATCCACACCGTAACCACCAAAAGAACCTTGTGGTATAATACTTACAGGTAAATTAAATCCAGCAAGGTCGGCAGCAAATTCTAAGACTTTACCAATACCACTCTTTGGTACTGTTATCTTATAATTTTGTTGTATTAAATTTCCACCAGATAAAAGACTAAAAGGACTAACATTCAACGCTCCAATTGTGTTGTCTGTAAAATTTAATTTAATTCTATTTTTTAATTCGACACCTCTTCTTTTTCTAGCTATAGTATCTAAATCAGAAATATTTTGTCCGTCAGGTTTATAATTGATACCTGAACCTAATTCACTAAAAGGTACAACACCAACGCCTAAAGTTCTACTTAATAATTGGTCTCTAAAATCACTTCCTGATTGTGTATTATATTCTATAAATCCTGTACTACCATAAACAACTTCATCACCACCATAAGAATAGTTTATAATTTCAGAAGGTCCGTATTTATTTGAACTTCTAGCTAATAAACCAATATCTCTTACTTCGTGTGTTGTAGTTTGGTATCCACCATCACTAACCCAAGTTTCTATATTACCAGCAAAACCTATTTTTAATGTTGATGGTACCCCATAGGAAGTACCTAAAGAATCATAATTACTATTATAAATTGTTGTCCATTCAAATGGGTACCAAGTATTAAGTTCTAATGGGGTTGGGTTTTTATCAAGGTTGTCTTTTCTTGGTTGTGTAAAATTATTTATTGGCCCTGGTATTAAAGCGGCATCTTCAGCTGAAGGTAAATCATTTACTGAAGTTGTTAAATTCATTTGTGACGCTGCATCAGTACCCAATCCAGCTAATATTGGTGTTGTAACACCCAATACGTTAGACACTTCAGGGTTAATATTTGGTAAGTTACTTGTTAAGTTAACTTGTCTAGGGTTTGTTAAATTATTATATAAAGAAGGATTTTGAGCAACATCTTGTAAATTAGGAACGTCAACAACATTTGGTAATGACATTGAAACATCGTATTCTGTTGCTCTATCAACCCAAGGGTTACCACCTAAAACTCCACTTATCACAGAGTTAGCTACTGGTAAATTATGTGTAAATAGATAAGTACGAAAATTAGTATCCGTTATTGGACCTAATATACCACTATCAAAGTTATCTATGTTATAATTAAATGGGTTTATTTGGTTTGATGGCATCTATAAATCTTTTTATATAAATATCGTTTTAAAGATTTTATGTTTCATTTTTTTAAAACCGTTATACCAACATGTAAAAGAAAAAAATTAAAATAAATTAAATTTATACAATTTACTTACAATAAAATTATAGCTAATATTAGCGCGGATCTCTTTTATATATTATTAATACTAACTATAATATAAGAAGCAAATAAATAAAGCAGATCGGAATTTTATCTTCCTTTACCGCCATTTTTATCTTTTTCAGTGGACTCAGCGATTAACTGTTTTAACTTACTAACAAAAATAGGGTCAGATACCCAATCAGTATCGGATTTACCACCTGATTTACCAGCAATTTGAATTGAACCGTCTATATGTAACGATTCGTCAAATTTTATTGTTGTTGTTGATCCCAATAAAGCCATCCATACAGATAAATCTTTTAAAGCTTGAAGTTTATTTTCGTCTACTGAATTTATAGCGTTAATAGTTTTTGTGATACCTTCTGCACCACCTGTCGACGCTAAGGCTGACGCCGTTTGGGTTAACATCGAGGTAACACCACCCAATATTAATAAACCAGGTAAAGCAAGTAATGATGAAAATGCTAGAGCTATAAGTGAGGCTGATAAAAGACCTATTGATATTGCTAAAAACCCCATACCTAAAGAAGCTTCTATTAATTGTGGACCAGAGATAACTGTAAATAATTGTGTCAAGGAACCTAATATTGTTGATACTCCTTCAGCAACCAATTTAAAAGCGTAACCTAACGCCATAGCGGCAACCGATAACCCAAGTAATAAAAGTACACCTATTTCACCAATACCTGTTTCACCTAAAGCACCTAAAGCAAAAACTGCCAGTGTTAATACACCAAGACCCGCTGCCATAACAAGTATACTATCAAGACCAACATCTTTCATCATTTGTAGACCATAAGCAAGTGGAATCATAGATGCACCCAATATTGCGATAGCTACAGCCCCTTCAATCATATCTTTTTCGACTTTACTTAAAGCCCAAGCTGCCGTACCTAAAATGGCTAATCCGGCCGCGGTCATTAATATAACCTCACCTTTATTACTAACCTTATCCATTTCTTGTAAAGATTTAGCAAAAACAAACAAAGCCGCTGATAAAATTAAAATAGCTACAGCCCCTTTAATCATATCAGTAGCGTTAATACCTTTGGTTACATCACCAGCTCCACCCCCTTTTGTACTTGGAGTTGAGGGTGATTCACTTTGTGTACTTAAACCACTAGATTCTTTTTTAGATAACCATTTCATTTGTTTTTTTGAAAAGTCCCCACCTTTACCTGTGGCAGCATTAAAACCTTTACCCATTTCATACCCTTGTTTAAAATTTTTACCAGGACCAAAAAATCCTATCATATTTTTAACAAAATTAATGGCTTGTATAGCTTTCATTACTAAAAATAAAGTGCCTACACCTATCGCGAACCATTTAATTATGGGTAATAACATTTTTGTTGTATCTAAAAATTTTGTAAAACCAGAAGTTAAATTGTCAGCGGCTGGCTTTAACCAATTTTGTATTGATTGTAAAAGAGGCCAAAAAGCCATTGTGAGTTGGTCTATGACAGCAGCCCATTCTTGTCTCATACTAATAGCGTCTTTTTGGGTTTTATCATCTAAATCCCTTTTTTTAGCTAAATTTATGGCCTCATCCTTACTTAATTCAGAAAGTTTTTTAGTTAAGGGTAACCCTGTATCTGGATTTACACCTATCTGTATTGTACCGTCAGCATTAGCCATACCTGTTATCATGTCAACAGTTTTAGGGTCTAACCCTTTACCTTTTAACATACCTTCAAAAGCATTAATTTTGGCTGTCTGTTTTGCTGTTTTAGCTAGCTCAGCATAATCCATACCTAAAGCCGCTGCAGCCTCTTTTAACCTATCCAATTCATTCGCATTAACTTTCCATTCCCCAGTCGCCTTATCAAAAGTCGCTGATGCTGAAGCAGCCTTTGTTAAACTCTTAGCCAATTCTTCAGGTGAATTACGTGCTTTATACATTAATTGAAATGGGTCACCCAAAGCTGCTAAACTACCACCTAATACTTGTAATTGAGCTGCGGCCTCAATAGCACCTTCAGGTCTAAAAACTTTATCAGCCACAGAAGCGACTGAATTCATATCTATTTTATATTTTTCAGAATATGCTGCCATAGCCATCATACCCTTAACACCTTTATTAAAATTAAGTTTGTTCATCAAACCCAAGTTTGATTGAAACGATTTTAAAACTTTTGAAGAGTTCGCTCCAATAGCCTCAGCCTCGGAAGACATTTCAGCAATTAAAGCTACGGACTTTTCAGCCCCAAAACCAAAAGCTTCCATTTCACCTGACATAGCAGCAACACCCTCAACACCTAAACCAGTTTTAGCACCAATCATAGACATAGTTTTAAGGACCTCACCACTTAAAATAACAGACCTACCAACCTCATCCGAGTAAGCTCCTTGAGCCTCAGCTAAATCTTTTGCTTCAAAACCCCATTCAGCAGCAACATTTCTTGCGGCTATCATGTTACTTTGCATCATATTCATTTTTGAACCAGACAGACCCATGTTAACACCTGTCTTACGAACCGCCTCATCAAAATCAAACCATTTAGTTAAAATATTACCTAATACCCCTAAGAAATTTTTATCTAAAATGTTGGCGGCCGATTTAATTAAACTACCTTGTTTAGCTAATTGTTTATTAGTTTCTATTAAAAGTTGTTGTTCTTTTTTAAGTGAGGCAAGTTTTTTTTTGCCTTCTTCCGTTGTATCTTCAGCTAATTCAAGTATTTGTGCTTGAATTATTTTTATATCCCCCCAATTTTTATTTATTCTATTTTGATACTCAGCATAACCTTTAAAAGAAGTTACTTGTTCTTTAAAAGTTTCGTTAATATCTTGTTGCATTTGAAGGTATTTAGCCTCATCTGCAAGATTTCTTTTAAAATTATCTTCCATTATTTACGTGGTTGTAACATTAACTTACCTGTAAAAGGTGTTGTACCTTTATATGCGTAAGCATTTTTATTTATTTTAACCTCTATCGGACCTTTAAACCAATTTGGATTTGGTTTTATTGGTGTCACTACTAAAGCTCCATCATTATCACCACTACCTTGTGGTTTTATAATGATAGAACCAGGTAAAGTCATACTTTGTTTAATAATCATTCTATCACTTTTGAAATCTGAATTAACAAAAGTTTTAATTATTGGTTTTATAACATCATCGTCACCTTCTTTAATATCATATATTTTACCCGAAACAGGAACCTCTTTTTTAATTTCTTTAGTGAATAAACTACCAGTACCACCACCACTGCCACCTTTACTGAACTTACTAACATCTTCACCTCTTTTAGCCTTAGCTTTAGGACCTAATATTATAGATTTTGAATATATTTTTGTTTCTAAATCACTAGCAGCACCAAAGAAAATTTTACCTTTTTCTAAAGAAGTAGATTCACCTTCTTCTTCCTCTTCAAAAATTAATTTAACATTATTAGCTATGTTGTTAATAAAAGATTCCATTGTCGACATACTAGCTTTAGGTGTATTATTTACATTAATATTTTTACCACTTTCAATACCTTTTTGTTTACCGCCTTTAGTCATTTCAGGTAGTTTACTAAAACTTCTTAAAAAATTATTAAAACTACCGATAAGTTTTTTCCAAAGAAGTTTTCTTTCTTGTTCGTTTGAGGTATTAGATTTACCTTTTGACGCGATTATAAATAATTGTTTATAAAAATCTTTTATAACATTATAAGTTTCAGAATTTTTACCACTTTTTGCTACTTTAGCAAATAATGAAAATAATTCCGTCATAAAGTTTTGTAATTCAAGTTTAACTTTTAAATACTTTCTTTGTCTTCCAGACATTGAAGTTGGTGCCTCTAACAAACCGTTGGTCTTTAAATCTTTTAAAGTCACCAAAAGAGGTTTTTTATTTATTTTAATAGATTTTGTTGTATTGATTATCGCGTCTAAAAATATTTTTTGAAAATCTTCGTCAGTTTGGTATTGTTGAATTACTGAGAAAAAGTTAGCCTTTTCTTTAAGGTTTGTAAGTTTTTGGTTAGCCTCTTTAATATCTTTTCCATTATAATAATTGCCCTTACCATTTCCACCGTTTTCTTTTTTTTCACCATCCTCGTCTTTACCTTCTTCTTCTTCACCATCTTCTTCCCCATTTTCACTTTCACTAACACCTGTATTTAAAAGTTTTATAAAATCGTCAAAAATACCTATATTATAAAACTTACCTTTACCACCATCATCACCTGTTGCAATAGCCTGAATACCTTTTTTAGTTCCAGGTAAATTTGTTACAAGTTCATCAGCGTCAAAATGTATTTTAAAAATACTACCACCCGGTATTTTAACACTAATTTCACCTTTACCATTTTTTACATTAAAATTAGTATCGTCTTCCGTTTTAAGTTCTAAAACTAAACCGTTATCAACAGAATTAACACGAGCCAAAGTATCAAACTGAATTGGTTTTGGTATTGTCAATTCTTGAGCCTTATCTTTTACCTGTAATAAAAAATTATATTTAAAAGGTTCTACGGACAATTGTTCAATAGTTGTAACACCTCTCAAGGCCGCTAAATCTGGTCTAGCACCCATACCAGCCATTCTTTCTTTCACCCTATCAACAGCTAGGTCAGCTGTTGCGGCCTGATGAGCTCTATCATCACCAGTCACAGATTCATCTGCTTCATATAAAGTTTGTCGTATAATACCTTTAATGTTCATTAATACTTTTTTTTATAAATATCTGTTAAATTAAAAATGGGACATGAAGTCCCATCTTTTATCTACTTTTACCTTTTGATTTAGCTCTATTATATTCTGCTTTCTGTTCCTCCAATTCTTTTTGCCATAAATCCAAATAAATTCTTCTTTCCCATATTGGCATTGACATCACAGATTCATAAGAATATCTCATATGTTTTACCATGTAATATATTTCTTTTCTAAGATCTAAATTATAACTTGACGTTAGGCCAAAAAAAGTTGAGTCCGAGGGTAATTGAAGTGAGAAAGCTACCTGTCGGCCCCTCCACCTCAACCGACATGTCTATACCTGGCTCTATTATATCTGAATATTCTCTAAATTTAAGAGAATCAAAAGCTGGCATTATATTAATATATTGTTGAATATAATTAGGATCTCTATTACCTTCAATTTCTTTGATTTGTGCTTGTAGCCTGTATGTTAATGTATTTGAGATTTGGGATTTTGTTGCTTTCTCATATTTTTCTGACCTAGAAAGAATCGACCTTTCGTCACCAACAGTTAAAAGTTTAAATTTGATTTTCTTTTTACTTCTTGGTAATAAAAATTCAAATTCACCGTTTTCATCAGGTTCAACACCTTTTGGTAATTCTTTTGTTTTAAGGGCGTTTAAATCAATTTCGTGTTCAAATTCTACACCACTATTTGGATCTGTTAACTTAACTGGATAAATTTCTCCATAACCTGTGGCTCTTAACCAAATCATAATTGCGTTTCTATCACCAATTAATAATTGGTCCATAGGAACTGGAGATTCTTTAATTTTTCTCTCCATAAGAACGTCAATAACTTTACCACTCTTAATTAAGTTTGGTGATGTTAAGATATTTTCATCCATAGCGGTCATGTATTCTACTTTTACGTTACCTTGTTGACCTGGATATAATAACCCACCAGAAGGCAAAGGAATAACATCGAATGGTGCTTGTAATTGTACTTCTTGTGTTTGTTGTTTGTTTACATTTGACATGTTAAAAACTATTTTTTATTTTTATTATTATTTAAGCTGTAGCTTAAAACTTAAAACATATTCTCTAATAGTAAAGTTTCAATAAATAAATACACTATTTTCTTTTTTTTACAAATAAAATTTTATAAAACCAAAGTTTATACGTATCTTTGTGTATAAATTATAACAAAATGATAGAAACATTAACATTGGAAAATTGGATTGACAACTACCTAATCAATTCAGAAATAGTTTACAGTATTGAGGATAAAGACCACTATGAAATTTATTTTTTAAATAAAAACGGTATACCTTTTTTTGAAATTAAAAAATTCAATTCAATTGAATTTGGTGTGGACACAACTATTGAACATGAATATTTAAATAAATTCTTAAAAATTAACACTAAAAAAGAATTTACCATAAATGAGGGTAAAACCATTAGTTTTAGTAAAAAACTTATAGAATCTTATAATAGGGTTTACGGTACTACTATTGGTCTGAAATTAAAATACTCTAACTCGGCATACTACGGTATGCATAGAGAATTACCAGAATGGGCAAGATTACAAAACATCAATATAATTAAATCTGAAAAAGATAAATCTATTGTATTAGAAGAAATTAAAAATAAATTAAAATAATATGAAAATGACACAAGATAAACTAAATAGATTAACAGAAGTTCTTTCAGTACCGACACATTCACAAAATGAGGCTTTAATGATTGAGTATTTACAAAAAGTTTTAACAGAAAAAGGGTATGAACATTATACAGATACTCACGGTAATATCTATGTAACAAAAGGTTTTACCAGAAATTTCCCTTGTTTCATCGCACATACTGATACTGTACATAAAGTTAACAAAAACTTAACTGTATTACAGGAAGAGATAGATGGTGAAGTAACTTTAAGAGGTATTGATAAGGAATCTAAAAGACCTTTAGGTATTGGTGGTGATGATAAGTGTGGTATTTATTTAGCTCTTGAAATGTTAGATACATTACCTAATGTAAAGATAGCTTTCTTTGTATCTGAAGAAATTGGGTGTAAAGGTAGTATGTACGCAGACCCAAAATTCTTTGAAAACGTTGGTTATGTAATTCAATATGATTCTCCAGGTGGTGACTCTATGAGTTTAACATTAATGGGGCGTTATTTATTTAACCAAAAATCAGAATTTGCTGACAAAGTAACAGATTTAATTACCGAACACGGTATCACTGATTGGGCTTACCATCCTTATACAGATGTTTGGCAAATCATGGAAAAATTTAACATAGCTTGTTTAAACTTAGCGGCTGGTTATTACAAATATCACACTGACAACGAATATGTTATAGTTGACGATGTTCAAAATGGTTATAACTTAGGTTTGAAACTTGTTGAAATTCTTGGTGAGAACAGTTATAAAAACTATAAAGAAGATAAAAAACACACTTATTCAACATACTGGGGTGGAGAAACAAAGGTATACAATCCAGCCAAATCTAATAACTTATTAGTAGAGGGTGCTAAAGATGAAACTGACGGTGATGATATCTTTAATAACGGTGAATATGTTTGTACTGACCGTGGTCGTAAAGATTATGGGTATGGACCTTATTACAGTAGAAGTGAACAATGGGATGAAGATTATGATTGGTAAAAGAAAAGGGACTTAATAGTCCCTTTTTTATTTTAATTTAACATCATGTTCAACACCCGATTCGTCATAATAACTAATTTCTACTTGGTATAATATAGCTGGGTAGTCTTGACCCAAATAATAGTCTGACATATCTTTTGGAGTACCATAATTATCATCTTCATCATACGAGGAAATACTCAAACCAATGCTTTTAACTATTCTATCAACATCTTGCCATCTACTAATATCTTCATTTTCCCTACTTAATAAAGTGCTGTAAAATTTACAAACATTTATAAAAGTTTGAAAGGATTCGTTATTATCTGATTTGAAATGATATTCTTCTCTTAAAGTTCTATCACCATCATCCCAAGTTGAATTAATAATAAACATATTTTTGATTGCTGGCCTATTTCTTAAACCAATAACCTCAAAAGGTAATTCAGTATTAGCAAAATCATTACTTACGGAATCAAACCATTCTTCAGATTCTTTTAATATTTTTTTTATGTTATTCCTCATTACTATTTTCCAACTCTTCAATTCTTTCTCTTAATTCTTCAATTGTGGATTTTAAATCGTCAATCTCAGATTCTTTTTCTGTCTCCATTTCTTCACGACCTTCTTCACGACCTCTATCAAAACCGTCATCATATGCTGATTCTTTAGCCTCATCTACTTGTTCTAGCACATAATCATAACTATAATAATCATCACAACACCCATCACAATCACAATCTTCACGACCACTATCATAACCAGCCTCTTTCCCACTATCATAAACAGATTCGAATTGGTCAAAAAGTTCTTTACCAACTTCTTTTAATGTATTTATATCGTGGAAACCGGCATCAACTAATGTTTGATATATAGCTAAAATGCTTGTATTATATTCATCATCAGTTTCAGACCAACCAGATTGAATCTCTTGCTCAACTTTTGTTGTGTCAAAACCACGAGCCCAATCAAACTCGTCTTCAGTCTCTTTTAGTATTTTTCTTATTCTATCCTTCATTTAAACGACTTTCTAATTCTTCTATACGTG